GCTGTTAAAACTATTCATGATTTCCAAAAACAATATGATGAATTAAGTTATAATAGGAAAAATGGTTTTTTTGAAAATTTAAATGAAGTAAATGATTTTCTACTTGATGGTTGTAAAATTGGTTGTTGGCCTACATTAATAAAATATTCAACAAATAAGTACTTGGCTGAAATAAAAATTGATTATGATGAGATTTGTGATAAAGTAATATCTGAACATATTGGTGAATTAATAAGTACTAAAGCAGTTATTCATAATGTTGAAAGGACAATTGATGAAATTGAAACAACTCAAACAGATAAAGATATAAAAATAGAGAAATTAAAATCATTCGGTTATACTGAACAACAAATAAATGAATTCATACATTTGAATAAAAATTATAAAATAAAATCAAGATCATCTATGTATGGTCAAAATAAACTTCGTCAGAAAGTCATGGAAACTTTATTAGACATAATTGATAAAAACAATAATATTGAAAGGGTAATAGATTTAGCAACTTATTCTATAAAAAGAGATGAAAATGTTATTGCAGATATTTGTATAAAAGCTCAATATGGTTCCAAAAGGGAATTTTATGTTGTTAATATTGGTGCAAAAGCAATAGCAAGAGTAATGGAAAATACATATAAAGAAATATCAAAAAGATCAGAACATGAGATGATCTCTGTGCCCGGTGATAAAAAATTATTAAAAATGCAGGATATGCTAGATAAAGCTTATAAATATCTAAAAGATGGTCAAAAAATAAGATTTGTAAATGGTGATTGTACAAAATGGTCAGCAGCAGAAACAATGATTTCTTTTGCAAGTATGACAACTGCATTTAAAGATAAAATACCAGAAAAATTATATCTTATAATTCAAACTTGTTATGCAAAATGGGCAAATAAAAAAATACAAGTACCACAAGACATTTTAAATAAATATTATGATACATTAGAAAAAGATCACATAATTAATAGTATTAATAAATATACAGGTCAAATGAATAGTAGTCAGAATTTTTTACAGGGAATGTTTAATTATTCATCATCATTTAAAGCTGTTTGTTGTTCAAACTATAGTATTAGGATATGGAAAAAAATGTTTCCTAACTCAGATTTAGAATTATTTCATATGGAACATTCTGATGATTATGTACTTATAATTCTATATACAGATGAGGAAGAATTTGTTCGTTTTAGGGTATTACAAAAAATAATGATGAGATTACATGGTTATAATGATAGTGAAAGGAAAACTAGCTGTCAAAGTACATTTATGGAATTTGTATCTTTAATGTCTTTTAATGGTGTAATGTTATA